AGCATCGAGAAGGGTCAGAAGGCGATGGCCATCATCGACCTCAACCAGATCTGGTTCATCGACAACAAGTTCGGTGTCACGATCCGTCTCCAACAGGCTCTCTTCGAGCAGTCCGCCAAGCTCCCTTCTTTCGCGTTTCAGGGTCTCGACCTTCCCGATGCGGAAGAGGAGGAGGTTGACGAGATTGAAGATGAGGAGATTGATGATCAGTAAGTTTACAATTCCCAAGTCCTACGGACTTGATTTAATTTCCCTTCTTGTTAAGTTGAAAATAACTTCTTAACAACAAGTAAGTATGTCTAATATTGAGAGTAACTTGAAAAAATTACTCAGGGGTAAGAAGGCGTGTATGCCGAGTAAGTATCTCAAAGTTCCGTATCATGGGAGTAGTGAGAAACTTAGACCTGGTAAGGGTACGCCACTTGGACAGGGTATGTATGGTAAAGTGTACCGCGGAAGTATCAATGATAATGGTCGTCGATACGTCGCGTACAAAGAGATTGACACATCCCTGAATTCTGAAGGTACCTCCGATTTTGAATTTAAAGTTGCGCAAAAGTTGAAAAAGTATGCAGTTCCCAAGATGTATCTTTATAAGAAGTGTGAAGATGAGAAGATGAATATTCTTTATATGGAGCGTTTGGAAGGTGTCGAATTCAATAAATGGTGGCAAACTGAACCGTCACTCGAGGCGATAAAGTCCGTTATCACACAAGTCGTGTATAACCTGTATCAGATTGGTCAGGATATTCCCGGTTTTCGTCACCAAGATTTACATGGTGGAAATGTCATAGTGAGTAAAGATCTCAAGGTTCCATTTTCTTGGAAAGTTGGAAATAAGACCTACACCAGTCCCAATGGTGGTGTGGATGCTGTGATGATTGATTTCGGACTCTCCCATTTTCCTCGTATGACAAACCCTACACTAAAAAATGGTGGGTACAAACATGTAGGTATTCCGGACAAGGGACCGGCACACCCCTTGTATGATCTTCACTTATTCCTGTATACCATCTTCGCGAAGGTGCGTCATCCACAAGACCGAGAAGAACGTCTCATTCACAATTTCATAAAGAAAATCATACCGAATACAGACTTCCTCACTTTCAATGGTCCGTACACGACGATGGGTCGTATTTCGATGAGAAATGAAGGTGGTGGATTAAAAGACTCTGTAAAACGAAGCGGTGAACGTAAATGGCTACTCGAAGTTAGCAAGAGTGTTCCCACATTCGAGGATGTGTTGACACACCCTTTCCTGACCGGTGAGACTCAAGTTGCACCTATTCTCAAAATGATTCCTAAGGCTAGGACTCCCCCCAAGTCCAAGACTCCTAAGGCTAAGACCAAGACCCCCAGCCCCAAACTCTCAACTGCAGAAAGGAAGAAGAAGATGAACAGTGCGATTAAGAGGGCTGCGGCTGTACTTGCGGCTAAACCAAAAGCCAAACCAGCACCCCGTAAGAGGCCTGGTATTGCACGCACCAAACCAGTTTCCGAGATTAAGACAGCCACCCCAACTCACAAGACTAAGACCCCCACACCCATTCGTCTCTCTTTCATCGACGTAAATGGTAAGAATCGTGTATTCAGGTCAAAGGCTCGGTACGACAAGGCTTTGGCTAAGAATAAGGTGCTAAGGAACTTAAAGCAAGCTAAAATCAACAAATATGTGAACGGTCTATCAAATGATGAACGCGCTACACTCAAAAAGAAGATTTGTCAACCTTAAAAACCCTCTTCGTACCCTCGTCAACTTCAGAGAGTATCTTAAACTTTGAAGTCTTGACGAGTTTCTCACCATTCTTAGTGACGAATGATTTCATCCGGTCAACTTCACCACGTGGCATTTTCCTGGTGTACTTGAGCGTGACTTTCTTGTTTCCTACGATGAATACTGTAGATGACATTTATAATACACGAACAAATGTTTATAAATGGAATGAGTTAACTGAACAAGAGTGCGTAAAATTTAACGGTCGAGACCGGCGATCACCCTGATGGAAATGGAAAGGATGAACGCATCGAGCATCGAGTTGATGGGCTTGAGCACGGTGATGTGCTTCACGAGCGACGAGTTCCACACAAGGCGGAGGATGAAAGTGCTGATGAGAATCGACAGCACGAACACGAGAAGCTGCTTGACTACATCGTCTTGATTTTCAGACTTGATGAGGTTGTTGAACATTTATTACATGCTGATATTTTTTTTCTACGTACATCATAGATGTCAAAGCCGAAGCCGAAGCCGAAGCCGAAGCCGAATACAAAAGACCTCCCACTCAGTGGATCTGAAAGTAAATTTACTAACCGACGTTGGGGATCAAACAAGGGTATTCCCAATAACAATTGTTATGCGTACGCCGTCGGAGATTATGAAGCGTATCGTTGGCAGAAGTCGATTCCGGGTGACCGATCTGGGATGTCTAACGTCAGACACAATTATACATCATGTGACGGGTTACCCAAGCGCGTCGTTTCTGACAACCCTAAAAATGTCTACAAAATCGACGGTGACAAAAAGTGTAAAAAGGGGTACTATAAGATTATGATGTTCGTGTCCTCAGGTCGACCAACGAATTATATTCGACAGGGTGATTTCCACTTTTATAAACAACATGGTATCGTCGAATACAAGATCAAACCTGGTGATACGATCAAGTCTGTCGCCGCGTTTTTTAAGATTCCTGAATCTAGAGTTAAAAAGGCTGGTTCGTTCAAGGTTGGGCAACGAATCACATTCAAGGCGAATGTCTTTAGTCATAAACGTGGCTGGGCGACCGGTCCCCTGCTAGGTGATGCGAATGGTAAAGTAATTAAAGATCCTAGAACTGCGTCGAGAAAGTACAAGGAGTTAAACTATGATAAGTACTGCTCATCCTTCTGTATCAAGGATAGCGGTATCAAAGTCGGCAAGGGTTATCCCAAGATCTGAGAGAATACTGTTTAGGTCTAACGTATTCTCCGCCTCGAAAGATATGTCGAATAGATCGAGCACGTCTAGAATTGAATCTTCGTTTAGTGAGACAACGTTAGATACTTGTGTATAATTATTATGAATTGTAACATCTACTTTAAATTGAGAAACATCAAACACTTTCCTACACGTGGGGCATGTGTTCTTACCTTGTAATTTCCACAACTCTAGACAGTGGGTATGAAATATATGTCCGCAGCGAATCGGAGGATTGGCCCTCGTCGACCTGACTTCATTCAGACATATAGAACATGTGGACATTCTAGAGTATGGGTCTAAAGTTTTTTTCGTAATTTAGCTCAGTTAGTAGATATCAGAAGCATCGACGAGAGGTTTATCACACGAGTTGCACTTCCCCTTACCCTGCTCATCTTGAATCTTCGAAAGGAGCTCGGGACCCTGCTTCTGGAGAAGCTGGCGGTACGAGTAGTTGTCTTCGAAGGTGATATCATTCTTCTTCATCACATAGTTGTTCAGTAGTTGGGCTGACGTATTGATCGTGAAACAGCGTCCATCGGCCATTCCAAGTCGTTGAGACATTTTGATTACTATAAAGTTAGAAATTAATTTGTCTATTCGTAATCGTCCTCGTCCACGATTCAAACCCCTTACTCTTCAGATGTTTCACGAATGAGTCACACTTGTATCCTAGATATATATCAAACACGTCCGTATCTTCTGTGCGGGTCACTCGAATCTCGGGATTTTCATTGATGTGTTGGTTAATGATGTTATATGCGAATGCAATTTCCTTGAGTGTCTCTGCACCAGTGATGATGATTTTACCGGTACTGAAGATACTACATGTAATCTCCTTCATCTCGTGTGCGGGCTTGAATTTTACCTTCACAGCAGAGTATCGGTCTGGTTCAAATGAAACTTTGAAAATATCATTATATCTTTCAAACCAATCAGATACTTTCATCAGGTTGATGTTATAATTGAGACTGAAGTTTGAATTGATCATGACAACCCTGAAAGAATCTCCAGGAACTTCGATTTTCAAATCCAAAAAGACTTTGAAAATATGAATCAATTGTGTGATGATGCGCTTACAGTCAAAGAGGTCGCAGCACCCGGCAACTTGAATGGAACCATTAGGAAACACTTTGACTGACTTGGTACTATACGAATCATGATATGTCAATGTGACTTGATTGTAAAATGTCGTGGGTTTGAGTTTCCATTCAAAACCATCCGTTTCTGTACCGGAGCGTTTCATCCTGTATGTACCAATATCCTCAAAGACGGAACGAAGACGTTTGATGTCAATATTCTGGATAAAGTTTGACACCATCGTAATCGTAGTAATCTTTATCCACGAAGGTCTGAGATCGTCTGGTAAAGTATTCCTAAACTCATCTATCGTGAGGAGATAGGAAAACGAATTGTTCGCAATCGTAGAGTACATTTGTTCATAAATAAGCTGATGCTCGTTTAACTACTTAGGTGTTTAAAGAATATATTCTTTATGTGAGTATATGAGTTCCTTCTTTAAGTCTGCGAAAGTTGTACATGATGTAGAATCTGACCTCACTTACGTGGAGATTGTGTATGATTCGTATGTACGCGGAAAGGGGTACGAGACGTACACAGATTACATGAACACCGAGCCTCTTGCGGATTGGCAACTCTTCGAGGCGAAGAAGAATACTATTCCTTACATCAAGTTTTTGGACATCATGGTCGAGAAGACACTGGAAGTTAGACAGCGAATGGCTGAACTCGCACTCGATTCACTCTTGTATCATAGGCGTGACATAAACGTGTACGTTCGTCTCGCACACGCGACAAAGATTCTAGATCCCAGCTTCCAGCCACCCATTATTAATATGAAAAGTGCTTGGCAGAGAGAGTGTATCATAAAGTTTTGTAAAAAACACGTACATCAGTGTGTCGAAGAGTGTTTCAAGTTGGACCGTTTGGAGTACTTCCTTACCGTCGTACAAACGATAGAGCAAGAGTTATGAACATGGCAATCAAAAAAATACCAAAGTACGGAACTCTCATCGGTTTAGCAACACCGATTTTCATCTTCTCAGGTATATCACACACGAACCCGGTATCAATGTTCCTACGGGGGTGAATGGCACTGAAAACATTCGTGGGCTTGGTTTGTGTCTCACATAAACCGATACTGCAGTAGACACTTTCACTGGGATCAGTCAGACCTCCACTCACAGACACATTGGAAAAATTATCAAATCCCCCACTCTGTCGCACACTTCCTGGAAGTGAAAAATCCTGTGTGACAAATGGATTCACGTCGTTAATAGCATCCTCATCGCTGAGCATAAACTTACTCATAGCTGTTACTACTACTTCAGATTATATTTTTTATCATTCATTTTGAACCGGTGTTCTTCCCACATCTGATCCAGGTCTACGTTTAGCATGTGTGCCAATTGAAAAAGATAACTGAAGACATCCCCCATCTCCATCATGACATCCGTACCTCGTTCCTTTTTCAGATTCGTCTTTTTGTACATCTTCTTGTACTGTCGAATGGCTGAGGCGAGTTCACCGACTTCTTCGGAAAGGAGGAGCCATACAGTGTCGATGGGTGCCCGGTCCCATCCCTTAGATTTACATACTCTCTCTGTTTCAGCCTTGTAATAATTCAAGCTCATACTTACCTCATTGGAGATTTCTAACTTTAAGTTAGTTGATTCCAATCTTGTTGTTGTAGGGTATTTTTTTACCCACCGTACTCGTGTTTATGGGTTGGTCGAGAAGGGTCCTCGTGGTGTCAATTTCACTCACATAGGCGATGTATTGAGATACCCCAGTTTGGATCTGAGACAGGGCAGTTTCGATGACACGAGCATTCATCATTTTGACCTGCTTGTTCACTTCTTTCTGGTGATCACCGGAGTTGTTGATGAACACGACTCGCATGATCCCATAAAGATCATCACTATTTTGATAATCTATGGATATCCCAGTACGATCCTTAAACGCCTGACGAATTCCACGCTGAAGAAGATTTTTGTTGAACTCAGAAAAAAAGAGTGTATTCAATGGAGTCTCACACTGCATTACAGAATTCAGGTGAAGATTACTCATTTAATATACATCCCGAAAAAAATTGTGTGTCAATAGTAAATGCTGAACTACGCCGATTTTGACAAAGCTTATGCCAAAGGTCCAAACTCGGTAGACACAATCGCTTGTAGTCCACCCTCCTGCTTCATTGGATCCTATGCCCCTGTAGCACAAGCGGGTAAAGAGGGTCCATTCTTCGTGAACACATACCTTCTCCAACCCGATCGTCGCATGGAAACACTTGGAACCGCCACCGTCCGGAGTGCCGACTTGAACTGCAAGAAGTAAGTTAAAAATAAAACGGGAAGTGTAAATATATGAGGGTCATTAAACGCTCAGGTCGTATTGAGGATATGAAATTTGATAATGTCACCAATAGGATCAAGAACTTAACGTACGGACTTTCTGAAAAATGTGATTCTTCGAAGGTTGCACAGCAAGTGTTTTCGTCCATGTATGATAACATTACAACCCAGGAAATCGACACCCTTTCGGCCGAAATATGTGTCGGTATGATCACATCTGACCCCGATTATGAAATACTCGCTACGCGTATTGTGGCGAGTAACATCCAAAAAGTGTGCCCTAATAATTTTCATCTCGCGATGCGTAAACTCCACAAGGCTGGTGTGATCACAGACGAGGTTGTCGAAGTCGCTCAACAAGTCAAAGAACAGATCAAGACGGACCGGGATTTTGAATTTGGTTACTTTGGTCTTAAGACTCTCGAGAAGAGCTATCTTCAACGCGTCGATGGTAAACTCATTGAAACACCTCAATATATGTTTATGCGTGTAGCGATTGGTATTCACGGTAAAGACATCCCGTCTGTACTCGAAACGTACGATAAAATGTCACAAGGTTTTTTCATTCATGCGACTCCTACCCTTTTCAACGCTGGTACACCCAGACCTCAAATGTCGTCGTGTTTCCTTATCGCCGGTAAAGATGATTCCATCGATGGCATTTACGGAACTCTGACAGAGTGTGCTCAAATCTCAAAGTGGGCAGGTGGTATCGGTATGCATATTCACAATATTCGTGGGAACAAGTCCCGTATTCGAGGTACAAACGGTCAATCTGATGGTATCATCCCAATGCTTCGTGTATTCAATGCCACAGCGCGTTATGTGAATCAGGCTGGTCGTCGCAAGGGTTCGATCGCCGTATACTTGGAGCCCTGGCATTCGGACATTATGGAGTTTCTAGAGTTGCGCCTGAATCAAGGTGACGAAGAGGCTAGGTGCCGCGACCTTTTCTCAGCTATGTGGATTCCCGACCTATTCATGAAGCGTGTGGAAGAGGGCGGTAACTGGTCCCTCTTCTGTCCCGACAAGGCTAAGGGCCTTTCTGATGTCTATGGTAAGGAGTTCGAAGAGCTCTACATCAAGTATGAAGAAGAGGGTCTTGCCAATGCGACCGTTCCCGCAGCCGATGTATGGAAGGCGATTCTCAAGTCTCAAACGGAGACTGGAACCCCATACATGCTCTACAAAGATGCGTGCAACTCTAAGTCGAACCAGAAAAATCTGGGTGTGATTAAGAGTTCCAATCTTTGTACAGAGATTTTGGAATACACAAACAAGGACGAGACGTCTGTATGTAACTTGGCGTCTATCGCCCTCCCCAAATATGTCAACCGGGAAACGAAGACGTTCGATTACGAGAAGCTTCATGAAGTCACAAAGATTGTCACGAAAAACCTGAATCGTGTCATTGATCGCAACTTTTACCCAGTGGAGACTGCCCGACGTTCGAACATGAAGCACCGTCCCATCGGTCTTGGTGTTCAGGGTCTCGCGGATGTGTTTATTCTTTGTGGTCTTCCTTTCGACTGTGAAGAGTCTCGTCTCATGAACGCGCACATCTTCGAGACGATGTACCATGCAGCCATCGAGGCTTCTTCGGAACTCGCCGAGATTGATGGTCCTTATGAAAGTTTTCAAGGATCTCCCGCCTCTGAAGGTGTTCTTCAGCCAGATATGTGGGAAGGTGATACTAAATTCAGTGGTCGTTACGACTGGGATGCAATGCGTGAACGGGTCAAAACTAAGGGAATTCGAAACAGTCTTCTCATGGCTCCCATGCCAACTGCTTCAACTGCTCAGATTTTAGGAAACAATGAATGTTTTGAGCCGTACACAACCAACATTTATTTGAGGCGTACACTTGCAGGTGAATTTGTTGTCGTGAATAACCATTTAGTGAATGACCTTAAAAAGCGTGGTCTGTGGTCGAAGGAAATGAAGGATCTCATGGTCAAGGCCGGTGGTTCCGTTCAGAATATCGTAGATATACCCGACGATATTAAGAGTCTTTACAAGACTGTATGGGAGATTAGTCAAAAGTGTATTATCGATATGGCGGCGGATCGGGGTCATTTTATCGATCAGTCTCAATCTATGAATCTGTTTATGGAGAGTCCAACAATGTCAAAGCTTTCTTCAATGCACATGTATGCATGGAAGGCGGGTCTTAAGACTGGAATGTATTATCTGAGATCTAAGGCGAAAGCTCGGCCAATCCAGTTTAGTTTAGAACCAGAGTGTGTCGCGTGCTCAGCTTAAAGTTTTTACGTGTTAGACATACAGTGACTCATGGACAAAGCTGTTGAAAATATCCAACTAAATGAATACAATAATAGAAAGATCGTCATCAGCACAAAACAGGGAACACCTTTCCGCATACAGTTCCCACGTATGTACATGCCATTTGGAGTTTCCGGGTTTACACCTGAGGTTGGTCAGACGAAGTATAATATCGACTTCGCTATCAAAGGTTACGATGAAGATGGAAGCTATATGAAGAAGTTTTACGAGTCCATACGCAAGATTGAAAATATAGTCATTGATTCTGTCATTGAACAGAGTGAGTCTATTTTTGGTAAACAAATGACTAGAGAGGAGCTAGAACCAATGTTTAATTCGAATATTAAAATGTCTGGCGACCGCGAACCGAAGATTCGGGTGAAGGTTGATACAGATATGGAAGATGCCATCAAGGCGACTATCTACAATTCCGATAAGGTTCCCGTCAGGGATGAAGTTACAAACGGTCTCTATGCAAGGAATTCTGGACACGCCATCGTCGAACTTGGCAGTGTGTATTTCTTGAATAGGATGTTTGGATGTACTTGGAAATTATATCAGCTCGTCGTATATGAGCCTCAGAACCTTAAGGGATTCCAGTTTGTCTTACCTAACGAAGAGGAAGCATAGGAAGACGCTGACCCTTGGAGTTGAGTCGGAAGTTACCACCTTTAGGACCCACCATCACGGGCGCACCAGCCTGTACACCAACCGCCATCGCACCCATCTTGTTTGCAACGCGCGCCTGAGCCTGGTTCAGCTTCGCCGTTCCAAATTTGATCGCGTTTTGAGTCATCTGCTGAGACTTGGCCTTCGCGGCGGCCTTGAGTTCTCCGGCGGCGTTCTTGGCGAGATTCTTTGCCATACCTTTCGCTTCCTTGGCAGCGGACTTGGCGGCAGACTTGAGAGCACTCTTCGCTAGGGCGGCGAACGCCATTGTTGTTTATTGTTAAGGGAGATTATTATTCTTTCCAACCTGAGATACGACGTTCGTACCCATCTGGTTCAGAAACGCAGGTGTCGGCTTATAGTTACGACCACTC